AAGTCACGATTTGGTTTATGTTTTTATGACCCGCCTTAACTGGCGGGTTTTCTCTTTGTAAGCCCCTAAATAATACTCAGTACTTGGTGTACTATTCAAGACTTTACTGACGCGCTTCGCTTGTCGGCCCCTAAAAAATACCAAAACAAGTTTCGATATTTTTTAGGAGCTAAGTTAAGAGGGGAAGGGTTACCATACCTCTTTGAAATAGGTGTAAGCGTCAAAAGACAAGTAACCTATAACCACAGCTAATAGAACGTAATCTGATGGTGAAGCTGAGCCACCAAGAAAGTAGCCAGCAACAAAAACAGACAAGACCATTAATGCAATGTATCTGAACATGGTTCGCATAAAAACACCTCAGTAACGAAGTTCATACCTTCAACGTAACGTTCATAATCAGATTTAGATTCCGGATGTAAAGGATCTAAGCAGTAGTGAAGACAGAAATGCTCATAAGTAACAATGCAGGAATAAATAGTCATAAATATTATTGCCTTACTCAGAACATAAATTTAGCTTTTCTAGTAGTAGTTCCCTATAACGATAAACAGCAATTTCCATTGATGTTAAATCCATTCCTTTTTTTTCAAAGAAATCTTTTTCTAATGAATCTAAAGCCTTTTCCGCCAAATCTTTAATTTCCTTACTATCCATTTTGCACCTCATAAAATGAATTTAACTTGCAGGGTATGAACACCGCAGCTCTTAGCAAAAGCGGCAGCGGTAGACAGGCTTTTATAAGTTTTCGTCTTGCCTTGTTGGTCTAGAACACCAAAAAGCAGATCCTCACCTCGATTAAAAATTATCGTGAATTCATCAGGTGAAATCTCGCTTACTTCTGCGTGACTGAATCCAGAGGCTTTACATTGTGCGGTTGTTAAGTTAATCATTTTTGTAAATCTCCCGTTGTTTTTTATAATTATACAAGCAAAATATAAAAAAACAAGACAAAATAAATAAAAATACAAATTAATTAAAAAAAACAGAGTTAAAGAAAGTGAAAATTTTATTTGGCAAGCGAAACACTTTCAACAACACCGCCTACACCAACTGTAGGAACATCACACGTTAAATAATCTCGATACTTTTCAAACGCAACGTAAACAAGACATTCGCCAATTACGTTAACCTGGTATCCAGCAAGAACGAGATCCTTTAACTCAAGGTCAAACATCTTCTGGCCATTCCTACTTGCTTCAAAGTAAACCTTATTAACTGGCTTAGAAGCTGTACCAGTAGAAGACCAACCAGAAACATGAAGTTGTACCTTATAAAAAGGATGACCACCTGAAAACGTACTGGCTGAAGGATAGTCATTTTTATCTATGCCGGATGGAGCTATTGATTTTGTAACGTTATCATCAGAATTTGGCATGCCAAATTTTTCGTTTGGATTACCTGATTGAGCGTCAAGCTGTTTCTTACCATCAACGAACCTTACTTGCTCAGGTTCCTTGGGTTGAGATGACTCAACTGGTTGAACTTCAGGAGCTGATTCTTTAACTTTCATCGGATTTACATCTTGGGTGGTAGCCATAAAAACGACAAAGGCGAAACAAGCAATAGCACCGTAAATAGACCAATGCTTCCATATTGGCTTGATGTCTGAAGCTTCACGTTCAAGAACGTCCTTTTTACTTTGAGTGTGGGATTTATAATAAGGAAAAATGGCATCGTCATACCTTCTTTGCTCTGTATTAACGATAGAGCCTCTATTACCATCCTGAACCTTCTTGGTATATGTCTTATTAGAGCCAAGAGCAGTATTTTTAATAGTCCTATAGATAATCTCTACAAGATTTAAAATATCAACATCCAACTGCCTTTGGTGCTGAGTCATAAGCAAAATATCAACACCATAATGGCCATGCATTGTGTAAAACTTCTTTACGCTGGGATGAGTGCCACCCTTTGGTAAAGAAAAATGCGCCTCATCGACTACATAAAGCGGACCAACACCATTTTCATCACGCCACTCATCTTGATAATGCTCAGGCTTAGAAAATGGAAAAGTTACAGCTGTAGAGTCAAAGTCAGAATAATCAAAGTCAACAATCTGAATTAGTTGCTCAACATGATTGCCGTGTATCTTTTTAAAATGGTCGATATTAAGAGGAAGGTTTGTAATCACCTTCCTGCCAGACTGAACAGCAGGAATAACATGATATTTTACGGCTTCATAACTCTTACCACTACGAGGACGACCAGCAATCAAATAAATCATAATTAAAGCCTTAGCTACCGAATCTGACGAATGGGATTAACTGAAGTATCAAACGAATAATGATGGCCGAAACAATCATAGAACTAGCCTCATTAATGCCAATGAGTGCAAGCATATTCTTTGTCTCTGGGGGAATGGCATCAACGTACTGAACAACGTTAAGAGATCCAAAAAGTGAACCTATTCCATCAACAGCGGCAATGGCCATAACCATCAAGCCATCGATACACCACATCAAAGTGTCTTTTAATATTTCACCCAAAGACAAAATGCAGGAGTAAAGAAAATCAACAAACATATTCCAATATTCAGCAATAGTATCTAACACATTAACCTCCAAAAACTAATCTACGGCACAAAAGGCCAGCACAAAAAATCATAAATATTCTTATTGCAGCCCATATACGAGAATCAAGCTCAAGCGAATGGCAACCATAGTTACCAACACTAGGACCTAAATTGAAACAAATTGACCAGGGGGGAACTTCACCACCAGTTAATTGAATTTTGAATTGATCTGTCCATTCGACTAATGCAGTTTGCTGAAAGTCACCAGAACGGTTTGCCCAAATGCCACCAAATCCATTAGGGTATTTAGTTTCATAAAATGAACGAGCGCCAGACGTTGGCTCAGTGTTAGGTGTTATGGACTGTTCGCCAGAAAGAGAATCAGAAATACCTTGAAGAAGCTCATTAGTTTTATCTGACTTTGAGGAAAGACCATCTTCACCGGTAATAGAATCAGAGATACCTTGAAGAATGTCGTTACCTTCATTAACGGCCTGTAGGGTTTCTTCACCCTTGTTGCTTTCAGCCTCGTTATAAATAAACTCATTCAGACTTTGAACATTGTTATCAATATTTTTAGTTGTTGTATCTACCTGACCAGTATCTTGGTTAATGTCACCTAACAAACCAATAATAGAATCTAATTTACCAAGTAAAGTGCCATCATCAGGATTAGTAGTGTCGCCGCCTGTACCATCACCACCAGTGCCAGTATCACCGCCTGAGCCATCACCACCAGTTCCTGTATCATCATCATTGTTAGGTGTTCCATCTTCATTGCAAGTAATGCCACAAAGATGGCCGACTCCAACAGTCAAAGCACCATTTGGAGCCATAGAATTTGGCTGCCAATAATCAGCTACACAAAATGTTTTACCTGAACCAGCACAGACTTGTTCAGCGTATGAGGAACATACAGATTTAGAAGTTCCAGTATTTACAGAGTTGAAAGGGTACAAACCGCAATATGCTGCCATTTCAGCACTGTTGTTTATTTCTGAAGAAATGGGGTTATCGATGATTGTAATTGAAAAATCATTAACAGATGTGAAGTTATAAGTGCTGACAAGACCAGAAGTTTGCTCAGCAACATAATAGAAACATGTTGAATCATCGTTACAAACTGGAGGATTTACACAAGAAGCTTGATCAGTGTCCAAAACCAAACCTGAAGGACAATCCTGCAACTTAAATATGAATTTAAAGGCTGGATAATAATAAGTGGATACGTTCAAAGAAAGAGTTAACTGATGGTAGTCAGTATACTGTCTAACAGTTTTTGTAGTAAAAGGTTTCCACTCATCAGGATGGTTTGAATCAGTGTAATAAACATTGGCAATACAAGAATCAAAGTACTGAATAATATTATAGTTTGGACCCTGAAAAGCAGAAGCTGGAAACATTGAACCAACATCATGAACGCATTGAGCAAGTGTTACAGAAAAAACACCTGGTTGAATTGCACCGCTAGAATTAATGGCATCAAGGACATAATGAGGGCCTTGCTCGACAATCTCAGCTTTAGACGAAACTGAAAAAATGAGCAGTATGATTATTAAAATTCGCATAGATTTTCCCATAAAAAAAGGGGCTGTTAAGCCCCCTCTTTAATTCGCTAAAACTAATCGCCTTTAATACCCTGAAGAAAAGCGAATCCTGTTAAAGCACCTATCAACGCTATGCAGCAATAGCAAAGCGCTGTAAGAAGGCCAAGCATTAAGCTTTATTAACAGCACGTTTAGCCAATGAAATTCCTTTCATAGCAAGTGCAATACCAATGATAGTTACACCGGCTGTACCAACGAAAGTGGCAACAGATGAAAGGTCTACGGCAGCGAAAATATCAGCCATTTGTTTTCTCCTAAATTTTATTAATGAGTTTTTTTGCAATGCCTACACCATAACCGCCGAAATAGCCAATAACTACTACAGCGCCGAATCCCCAGCCAAACACGTAGGCAATGTCTGAAGGAGATAAAACAGGTTCTAAAAGCTGGTTGTATTGCTGAGCGTCAACAAGAACGGAGGCCGTACAGGTTTCAATTGAATCAGTTGTTTGACGAACATAGCCATCAACATCAACAGCAACACAAATAGACATTACTTAGCCTTCTCGATAGCAACAATCATCATTTCCATTTTGCCTGACCGCTCAAATGGCTGAAGTGTTAGAGTTACCATGCCAGGAACAACATCGCTTAAATGAGTAATTTTTGCTAACTTGTTGCCGTCTTTTGAATCAACTTTAACCTTGGCAACCTCTTGACCTACAGAAGTTTCTGTCTTCTTAATTTCATCTGAAAGGTACTGAAGGTTTGCCCAATCGAGCTTTGATTCTTCAATTTGCCCAAACTGGAGCTTGATAGCATTCACTGTAATTTGCAT